CCCAATATTGTTGTATTTCATTTACAACTTCTATCCACTCGGCTTTCATTGATAAAAATCTATGCACCATATAATTGGACCAAGTTTTCTTATCTGCGTCTGTAATGTTGTCCCAATACAATTGGTTCTGAACATTTGTAACTTGTTTTATGTGGTCAAATAGTGTTTTTGTTTTCATAGTGAATAACCTTTTAGATATAAATAAATATAGAACTTATAAGTCAAAATGACAAAAATCTTTATTCTGCTCATAAAAAGTTTTTAGTTCTTGCCAGTTTTTTATGTTTTTATAGTTGTCCTCAGTATTCAACTTTACACCTGAGAAAAAACCAAATAAGTCTTCATAGAATAATATTTTATAGTTGTCGTGGGTTTTTAGTAAGTTTATAATTTCTATTGATGTTTTTTTTATTCCCTCAATGTCTTTTTTTATATCTTCAATGTTAATCTTACTAACCCTTATTTCGTTATATTCTTGTTTTTCTCTCTCTGTTAATGTTTCTACCCCAAAATCTACTGCTCTCCACTTATCAGTTTTTTTAGCGAGATTTAAAGATAGCGCCTGTTGAAAAACATTTCTTCTTGATAAAAAAAATATTATGTCGTGATAGTCTATAAGTATTTTTTTAAATCCCTTTGTGGATGGATAAACACCAAACTTAATACCAAAAGTATTTTTATCTTTGTAAATATTTTCAAAAAATCTCTCATAACCGAGAGTTCTAATTATTTTATTATGTTTATCGAGTTCAGGTTCCCAGAAGAATTTCTTTGATGAAATTTCTTGTAGTGTTTTACAAAACTCAGTTGTTCCACTACGACTACAACCCAATACTAATACTTTATTTAAATGCATTACCCAACATCCAAGTTAAAACCGAACTCCTTACTCCACTCGTTAGTGGTGATACTCGGTGTCCTAAGTATGATGGAAATAATATTAAACTTCCTTTCTTTCTACTACCGACTGCTGTTTTTTCACCTGTTTCATCAGTCATACTAAACTCAAAGTTTCCACCCTCATAATCATTTTCATCTGATAGTTGGACGATTGCTGTAATTTTACGAACTGATGTTTCTTCATTTCCAATATCCAAATGCCAGTCGTATTTACCTGTGTCCTCATACCTTAACATACGAATATTAGAGAGTTGGTTTGATATATCGAAGTTAAAAAATAGTAAATTTGCCATTTCACAAGCCATATTTATATTTTTGTTTAGATTGAATCCACCCGATAGTATCACATCACTATCAAATCTAACCTCTTGAACTTTACGAACACTCTCGTTCACTACATCAGCACCATTTCCTTTGTAAGTTCCTGCCACCGTAGCTTTGTGTTGTTCTGAATTATCAAACATTTCCAATAATTCATCACATCTTTTTTCAGTTAAGAAGTCGTCTTTGTGAACTACAAACTTAAAGTTTTTCTTTTGTGTTAAATTTTCTATCACCTGAAATGGTCTCCTATGAATAACTCTTGTAAAACATATCTTGTTCCCTTAGTGACTGGTGTAACATTGTGAGATAAAAATGTTGGAAAGATAGTCAACGAGCCTTTTAATTGGTTCATTGTATACCATTCTTTTGTGTGTTTATCTTGGACACCAAATTGAACTTCACCACCCTCGTATTCACTTGGGTCTGTTAATTGGACGATTGCCACAAGTTTTCTATTAGAACAACTACCGGCATTGAAGTCTGTATGCCAACCATAAAATCCACCTTGGTGATACTTGATAAGTTTTAATTCGTCATCTGCTCCCTCGATATCAAAGTGAAATACACCTTGATTAACTATCTTTACTACTTGATGTATTTTGTCCTGTAACCACTTCCAATCTTTATTACATTTGTCTGGTCTAAGTCTATTGTCTGGTTGGTCAAATAAATACCACTCCTCAGTAACTCGTATCTCTGGTATGATTGCTGCTTCACCACACTCACCACCAACTCCACCTGTTACAACTTCTTCTGTTGTGGTTATTTGTTCTATCAATTCATCACACTTTTCGTGTGTTAAAAATTTAGGTATCTGTATTGAATACTTGAAATCGTTATTTAGTTTCATTTAAAAGTGTTTCCTTGTATGAATGTTATCATAGTGTATCTGTCTTTTTTGTCAAATTCTAAAACTCTATGGGCTGCAAATGCTGGAAATATAACTATTCTACCCTTTTTTGCCTCTAACTTCGTTTCCCAAATTTGTAATCCACCACCCTCAAAGTCGTCATTCAGAAATATAACACACGACAATTTGGTGCAAGTATTTACAACCTTTCCGTCTCCTGCTGCATAATCTGAATGAAATAGTGTTCCTGCTCCTAAACGAGAATTTATATCCTTGAAATTTTCTATCGGATATAACTTTATACAAGAGTGTTGTATACTATCAATATCAAATTTGAAAGATAATGTATTAGATAGTTTTGCTACTTTCCATATTTTATCTAAGATTTTTTTATCTTGTGTTACAACATTTTTACAATTACGATAAGTTCCCCAAACAAAATCATCAGATTCACATTTTTTGTTTGCAAAGTCTATTTGGCTATCACACTCTTCTTTTGATAAAAAGTTATCTCTAACCAAAAACCATTTAAAATCTTTATTTTCTACCAAACTCATTATGAACTAAAACCTTACCGGCAAAATAAGTGTCATTATTACTTAACTTTTCAATATTATAAGTCTGTAATTTTTCATTTGTGTGTCTTATCTCAACCAATTTATTATAACTAAATTCATCACTTAAAACTTTATCACCCAATTCTATTCTGTTAACTTCAATGTTATAGTTACTAAGTGTCTTTTCAGGATTAGATGAACACCAACCTTTTTCTTTTATCCAAATAGGGTGGTCATCAGTTCCTTTTAATTTATTATCATTTTCAAAAACATATTCTACGATATTATCGTGGATAGGTGAGTGTATTTTTTCTACAATTGAGTTTATAAATTTACCATTTTCTATATCAAATGACTTAACTTCATCTCCAATTACGATATCTTCAATTTTTTTGTATGTTCCGTCAGACATAGTTATTAGTGTTCCTATTACAAAACAACTATCACCAGGTCCCGAATTGTGTGATACAATGTCGTGTGCAACTATCGTTCCGTAATCTTGATTTAGTAAATTATAAGTTATGTGTTCACCCTCAATTTTTTTTATTGAGTCAATCATAACACAAACATCTAAATCTCTAACATAATCAACAACATCAACCTTTCCGTCACCACCTGCGTGATTTGGATTGTGTCCGTCTATCGTTGACCAACCTCTACCTTTAATTAAAAATGGATGATTGCCTGTTGGTTTTAGTGTTTGTCCACTTTCTAAATGCATTTCATAACAATCTTCGTGTAGTTTTTTCATAATAGAATTAACTTTACCTTCTTTAAACTCGTCATTTTCCTCATCAAAAACCAATACACTCTCTCCCAATTCTATCTCATCAATTCTTTTGTAATTACCTTCACCCATATTAATTACTTGGTCTGGCATAAAGCAAAACTTATTGTGAACCAATACATCATTCGCAAAATAGTTGTGGTGTGTCTCAACCTCTAATGAATATGTTTGGACTGGATTTATATCCTCTTGTAAATCAGTAATCTCAATCTCTACAAGTTTTTCGCTCTGAAGTTCTAAACATTTATCTCCAACTTCTAATTGTTTGGTTTTAATATCATATCGTTTTTCTGTCCATTGTGGTTTATAAGATGACCAACCTTTTCCAACTACCCAATACGGGTGGTCAAATGTATTCTTTGTCTTCTTGTCACCAAAACTTATTTCTACTATGTCAGCGTGAGTTGGTGTTTCAATAGATAATACTTTTCCTACTTTAATTTCTTTACTATCAAAATCGTAGTTATGTATTTCATCTCCTACTTCTACCAATTCAATAGATTTTGTTGTTCCGTCACCCATTGTGATTGGTGTTCCTGCTACAAAACACTTTGGTGGAATATTGTGGACCAATATGTTTGATTGGAAGTAAGTATCAATGTCCTCAACGTCAAGTGCATACCAAGTGGTATCACCTGAGTTTTCGGTTATTGAAGTTATTTCAGTTTCGTTTCCGTCAGGGTCTAATAAATAATCTCCAACAACTAATTCGTCTGCAGTATGCCAAGCCCAAGTTCCACTTTTCTTGACAAAATATCTAACATCATTATTTAGTTGATTTGGATTATATGGTGCTTTAATACTACCATTTATTAGATAATACCCATAAGACATTGTTTTCATTACATTTACAACAATAGAACCTTGTGTTGTTGAGTCAGTTAAATCTGTTGTGGTGTATGCTAAATAATTTTGAGATTCATCTGGCATTCCAAGTGGTTGGTAGGATTTAACGACATCACCAACTTCTACATCTTGAACTTGTGTTGTTGTGTTGTCATACATTTTAATTAAACTACCACTCGCTGATGTTTTTCCTTTGATACCAATGTGGTTCCAAGTATCACTTGTGGATTTGTTTAGTTTAATTCCTTTTCCTGCCTCTCTATTGGTAAAAAATACCACTTTACTTGGTGTCATCATAAAATCACACTTACCAACACCCATATATGATTGTGGAATAGAACCATCATAACTACCTGTATGAACCATAAATGTTTCTATCAATGAACCACTATCTATTTCATTTTGATAACTTGAACTATTAGCATTATAAGAATAAAATTTTACTGAATTGGATTGTATTCCTGAATCAAGTGTTGGGTTTTTTGCAACGAAGTCTGGGTGATTTATATTATCTGTAAATGATGATGTATTGAATAAAGGAACTAAACTTGAACTAACTGGTGATGAACTTAATATTGTTCTAAATGTATTTTTATTAAATGAACCACTTACGATTTCTAATAAATTGTCATCACTATACCAAGGTGTTTCAAAAAATAAGTGGAAACTACCAGAGTATTGTGCATTACCTCTTTGTGAGAAGTAAGTGTGTGATGTATTCATTTGATACTCAAATGTTACTGGTATATCGTGTTTTGCGAAACTCTGACTGATTAATGATTGTTGTAAATATGGTGGGTTTTGTTTTTTACCTGCCATACCATAAACATAACATTTATCATAACTTTGTGATACCGCATAATCTGCCATTACATCAAAGTAGCTTCCTGTTTGTAGAGCATAACTACCAACGATACCTATGTTGGTATTGTATTCAATAAAATATACATCATTTGAACCTGTTTGAACAATGTAATCCATACCACCAATGATAGCAGCATTAGAAAGTGAAGGCCAACCACCCGCACTTCCCGTTACATAATTTAAAAAACTCTTTACTTTTGTTTGAACTGACATAATTTTTCCTATATATAAATATCAAATATCCTTTAATTGTGTGAAAATATCTTCTTTCATAACCGATAGTGCTGGTGTATTCCAATCTTCTAACTTAATCATTGCGTAATTATACCCTTGTTGTTTGATTTCATTACACCTTAACCAAACTAAATCACTTCCCAATCCTTTATTTCTATATTCCGGTATTATATAACGATTACATA